ATGAATGTTTCCAGCACGGTCTCTTTTGCCAAACAGCAGCTGATCTACCTACTTTATGGTGAGCGGCGGATCTACCAGCTGGAGGCGAAGCTGAGCATCCTCACTGCGCTGGCGCGCAACAAGCCTGGGGAGCTGCCGACCATTCGCGTGCTGACCGACCAGCCACAGGCCTTCGATGGCTGGCCGGTGGAAGTGATCACTCTTGAGGCTGAACAGCTCCAGGCCTGGAGCGGCGACGGTGGCTATATTCACCGCCGCAAGGCATGCGCAATCGCCCATGCTGCGCCGTGGGCAGAAAAGACCATCTTCATCGATACCGATACGGTGTTCCTGCAGTCACCGATGCAGTTGTTCCAGCAGGTCGATGCTCGCCAGTTCCTGGTGGATGAAATCGAGATGAGCTGGCTAGAGGCTTCACGCGCCAACTACTACGCAAGTTTCACCCAGGCGCTGACCGACTGCGGGGACGCGCCGGCAAGCGACTTGCGGCTTTGTAACAGCGGAGTACTGGGCTTTTCCCTGGAAAACGCCGGTATCGCCGAGCGTGCCGTGCATCGCATAGACGCCTGGACGCCTTATGCTGCTACCCTGCATACCATTGAGCAGATCGCCTTTTCATTCGAGCTACATGGCAGGCAGATCAACCAGGCGCGGGGCGTCATCAGCCACTACTTCGCGATGAAGCCGTTTATTCATGCCGTTCTTGAAGTCTTCTTCGCGCGCTATGGTGATCGCTTCGATGCGCGCATGCTCGAGCTGGCGTTGCAGGTGCCGGTGCGAAGGCCAGAACCCTCGTGGTTCGATCGCCTTATCGCCAAGTGGAGTCTCAAGCGGCTACCGCCAGAAATGCGTGGCATCGGCCGCAAGCTGCTGTACGGCAGTTTCATCGGCAACGACGAGTATCAACAGGCATGCAAGGTGATCTGGTGGCGCTCGGCGGTCGAGGACATGCGCCGGCTGGGTGGTTGCGACTGGTCGACCGGTTGGCCCCGGGGCTTGCCACGTCTGCCAGAGACCGACGAGCAAGTGGTCATGGCAATGGCTCGTGAAAGCCTCGAGGTGTGCTGAACGCTGCATTGCATTCACTGCCTTATGCCTGCATTATGCACGCTATGCAAAAACGCAACGTAGCCTCCGTACTCAGAGAACTGCTCGACCGCCACGGCCTGTCCCCGACGGAGCTGTACCGGCGCACGGGTGTCCCTCAATCCACCTTGTCGCGGATTCTCGGCGGCAAGATCGTCGACCCTTCCGACAAGCACGTGTCGAAGATCGCCGAATACTTCGGCGTGAGCACCGAACAGTTGCGCGGTCGTGCCGAGCTTGGCGAGTCGCGCGAAGCCGCGCTGCCGGCCCACGGCCACGCGGACCTCAGCGACATCAGCCTGTGGGACGATGAAACCCCCGTCGAGGATGACGAGGTGTCGGTACCTTTCCTTCGTGAGGTCGAATTGGCAGCAGGATCAGGAAGATTCGTCATCGAAGAGAGCGAGCGTGCGCGGCTGCGTTTCGGCAAGCGCAGCCTGCGTCACAATGGTGTGCAGTTCGACCAGGCCAAGTGTGTGACCGTGCGTGGCAACAGCATGCTGCCTGTGCTGCGGGACGGGGCGACGGTCGGGGTGAATACCGGCAAATGTTCGATTGGCGACATCATCGATGGTGATCTCTACGCCATCAACCATAATGGCCAGCTGCGGGTGAAGCAGGTCTACCGCCTGCCTACCGGCATCCGCCTGCGCAGTTTCAACCGCGATGAGCATCCCGACGAGGATTACAGCTTCCAGCAGATGCAGGACGAGCAGATCAGCCTGCTTGGGCATGTATTCTGGTGGGGCATGTACGCTCGCTGACAGTCTCACTGCCAAACAAACCCGCTTCGGCGGGTTTTTTTTCGTCTGCAGAAAAGCCCTACAAACCAGGCCGCGCATGGCCTGCATGCATATCAGCAAAAATCAATGCATAGGAAAGTGAAGAAATGCATTGACTGCATATGCATGAATGCATAGCCTGTGTCTCAAGCCGGACGGAAACCGGTTGTTACACAGGCAGCGATGGACAGGCCTCAACTGTCCAGAGGGTTGGCAACTGGCCCGGGTGTGCAGCGTAAAGCACCACGAACAGTTATCCGGCGGGCAGGCGGCCGCGGTCGGAGTCACCAATTTGTAGCGGAACCGCGCGGCGTCACCAGTCGTGTCCGGCGGTTCGACAACGCATTACTGAAAGGCCTGCGAGCCGGGCCTTTTGGAATGCCGAGACTTTTGAAAGAGACAGAGTACCCACAACCCGCCTGCTGGCCTCCGCCAACAGGCATAACACAGGAGACAGGACAGTGACGAACGAGCAACAAGCGTTGCTGGAAATGCCGCTCTGGCTGGTAATCGTCCTGGCATTGCTGGGGGGCCTCAGCGGAGAGATGTGGCGGGCTGACAAGGCCGGTGCCACGGGCTGGTCGCTGCTGCGACGGCTGGCGCTGCGCTCCGGGGCCTGCATGGTCTGCGGCGTGTCGACGGTGATGCTGCTGTATGCCGGTGGCCTGTCGATCTGGGCGGCCAGTGCATTGGGCTGCATGACTGCGGTTGACGGCGCCGATGTCGCCATGCGCCTCTACGAACGCTGGGCGATCCGGCGCCTGGGCTTGCGCGACAGTACGCGAGCCGACGAGCGATAAGGAGAATATGCATGAGCGAACTGGCCACTTTGCATGCGGCCGTGACCGCAACCATTCGTGAGGCAATGCCGGAGTTGGCCTCGGTCGATGCCTATACCGCTGTAGGAAATGCCCCGGAACGACCGGCACTGCGCCACGGCATCGTGCAAATGACGGCAGATGCAGCGCCGCGCGATGGCCGCTCGGTGTTGATCGCCACCTTCGAGGCCGACATCACCGCCGACAGCGCCAACCCGCAAGCGCGCCTGCAGGGCAGCCTGCTCGCCGCACAACTGATGGACCTGCTGCGCCAGCAGCATTGGGCACTGGACTTCGTCGAGGCCAGCCGCAACGTGCAGGCGCAGTTCGAGGGCAGCGCCTGGACCGTGCGCTGGGACCAGCCGGTGCTGCTTGGCGAGGCCCGCTGGAACTGGCCGGACCAGCCTCCCGGTAGCCTGGTGCTGGGTTTCGCGCCGGAAGTCGGGGTGGGCAATGAAGCGCAGTACATCGCCCCCGAGGAGCTGTCATGAGCTATGTCAGCGCCATGCATGACCGCATGCTGGCCTGCCTGGTCATTCCCTGCCGGGTGGTGGCGGTTGACCTTGCCGCCGCCCGGGTGCGGGTGTCGGACGGCAGCGGCTGGACCAGCGCCTGGCTGCGCTGGCACGCCCAGGCGGCCGGCCAGGCGCAGCACTGGCGAGCCCCCAGCCTGGGCGAGCAGGGCGTGTTGCTCAGCCCCAGCGGCGAGCCGGCCCAGGGCACCTTCCTGCCAGGGCTTTATGGCAATGCCGGCAGTGCGCCGGACACCCGCGCGCATGTCGAGGTCTGGCGTTTCGCCGATGGCGGTTCGCTCAGCTACGACTGGCAGGCCAGCCACTACGACATCGAACTACCTGGCGGCAGCGCGACGATCAAGGTCGGCGCCAGCACCGTGCAGGTCAGTGAAGCGGCGATCAGCCTGCAGGCGGCAGCGATACATCTCACAGGCAATGTCACGGTCGACGGCCCACTGCAGGTGAGCGGCGACATCAATGGCGGTGGGCGGATCATCGACACCGCCGGCAATACGGCCAACCACAAACATTGAATCAAGCCCGCGCATGCGGGCTTTTTCATAACAGGAGAATGCCATGCATACCCATGAACAGGGCGGTGCACCATGATCGGCATGGACCGCCGCACCGGCCAGCCGCTGGCCGGCATCGATCATTTGCGCCAGTCCATTGAAGACATCCTGACCACGCCGCTGGGCAGCCGGCGCATGCGCCCTGAATACGGCAGCCAGCTGCGGCGTTTCGTCGACTTGCCGGTCAACGAGGGCTGGAAGAGTGCCGTGCAGGCCGAAGTGGCTCGCGCACTGGGCCGTTGGGAGCCCCGTTTGCAACTGGATCGGGTCAAGGTCGTCGCCGTGCTCGATGGCCAGGTCAGCCTGGCCTTGAAGGGTCGCTACCTGGGCGATGAAGCGTTGCTGGAGGTGCGTGTATGAGCCAGGTCGACCTGTCACAACTGCCAGCTCCGCAACTGTTGGAGGACCTCGACTACGAAGCCCTCTATCAGGCCGATCTGCAGACCTTTCGCGAATACCTGGGCGACGGCTGGACCGTCAGCCTGGAGAGCGATCCGGTCACCAAACTGCTCGAGGTCGGCGCCTATCGCAAGCTGCTCAACCGGGCCCGTATCAACGACGCTGCCAAGGCGTTGCTGTTGGCCTACGCCCAAGGCAGTGACCTGGACCAACTGGCGGCCAACGTCAGCCTGCAGCGCCTGGTGATCCAGGCCGAGGACCTGGCCAGCGTGCCGCCCGTCGAGGCCTTGCTGGAGTCCGACGATGCCCTGCGTGAGCGGGTTCAACTGGTCTACGAAGGCCTGACCACGGCCGGTCCACGCAACAGTTACATCCTGCACGCCCGCAACGCTTCGGGGCAGGTGGCTGACGCCACCGCCGAAAGCCCGTCGCCGGCGGTGGTGGATGTCACCGTGCTGGGGCTGGAGGGCTATGGCCAGGCCAGTGCCGAGCTGCTGGCGCAGGTGGCCAGCTACCTTAATGACGACGACATCCGCCCGGTCGCCGATCGGGTCAATGTGCGCAGCGCCGAAATCCTGCCTTATCGCATCGATGCCGTGCTGTACCTGGCCGACAGCGGTCCTGAGTACGAGGCGATCCTCACCGAGTGCCAGCGCCGTCTCGAGGCCTGGATCAATCCACGTCGTCGCTTGGGCGTGGAAGTGGCCCGCTCGGGCATCGATGCCCAGCTGCATATCGACGGTGTCAGCCGGGTCGAGTTGAGCGGATGGACCGACATCCGCCCAAGCAAGGCGCAGGCGGCCTGGTGCGCGGGCTACACGCTCAAGCGGGGTGGCTGACATGCAGAGCTTGTTGCCGCTCAATCGCACAGCGCTGGAGCGAGCCATCGAAGTGGCGGCCGATGAGGACCTGAGAGTCAGCCTGCGCCGTCTCTACAGCCCGGACAGCTGCCCCGCGCACCTGCTTTATCACCTGGCCTGGGCCTGGTCGGTGGACCGCTGGGAAGACAGCTGGAGCGACGAGATCAAGCGTTCGGTGATCCGCGCTGCGTTCTTCGTCCACGCCCACAAGGGCACCCTCGGTGCGCTCAGGCGGGTGGTGGAACCGTTCGGCTACCTGATCGAGGTGGAGGAGTGGTGGCAAACCACGCCCCCCGCACAGGCGGGCACCTTTGCCCTGAAGATCGGCGTTTCCGATGCGGGCATCAGCGAGAGCACCTACCAGGAACTGTCGTCGCTGATCGACGACGCCCGGCCCGTCAGCCGCCACCTGACCGGGTTGGTGATCAGCCTCGAAAGCCGAGGCGCCCTTCATGTCGGCTGCGCAATCCAGGACGGTGACGAACTGGACATCTACCCACCGACGCCACGTGACATCGAGATCACCGGCGTCGTTGGGCGGGGGGGCCGCGAACATACAATCGATACCTTGGACATTGCACATGGTTGACCAGACTTCTCAGTTCTACGCCATCCTCACCAATGTGGGGGCGGCGAAACAGGCCAATGCCGATGCCTTGGGCGTTGCCTGGAAAATCACCCAGATGGGCGTAGGCGACGCCAACGGCACCGACCCCACCCCCAACGCCACCCAGACCAGCCTGATCAACGAATGGCGCCGCGCGCCGTTGAACCAGCTGAAGGTGGATGACAAGAACAGCGCGATCATCATTGCCGAGCAGGTCATTCCGGCGGATGTCGGCGGCAAGTGGATCCGCGAGATCGCGCTTTATGATGCCGATGGCGACATGGTGGCTGTGGCCAACTGTGCGCCGACCTATAAACCGTTACTGAGCCAGGGCTCGGGGCGTACCCAGGTGGTGCGGATGAACCTGGTGGTCAGCAGTGCCAGTAACGTGCAGTTGAAGATTGATCCGGCGGTGGTGCTGGCCACGCGTGAGTACGTTGACAGCCGGCTGGTCGAGGAAATCAGCAAGCTGGACAACAAGCAATCGGTGCGCGCGGCCACCACGGCCAATATCACCCTGTCGGGGCTGCGGACGGTCGACGGTGTTGTGCTTGCGGCCGGGGATCGGATCCTCGTCAAGAACCAAACCGAAGGTAAGGAAAACGGTTTGTATATCGTGGCAGCTGGTGCCTGGTCGCGTACTTCCGATGCGGACACCAGCGCCGAGGTAACGCCAGGGTTGGTGGTGGCGGTTGAGCAGGGCGCGACCCAAGCCGATACGATCTGGCAGTTGATTACCGATGCCCCGATTGTATTGGGCACCACGGCGCTGAGCTTCCGTGACATTACCGACGGTTTCGCCCGTCTTCTGTCGCCGGCCTTCACAGGCACGCCGACGGTGCCTACGCCGCCGCAGTTCGACGCGACGCAGAAGGTGGTCAACGCCGAGTTTCTCAAGCGAATGGGGGTGGAGTACGGCGGTTACGTGAACTACCCCGTATCGACGACCCTGACCCAGGAAGATTGCGGCAAGCTGGTCGCTTTCAGTCATCCTACGAACGCACTGGTCGCAACGCTTCCCACGGGCGGAGGTATCACGCCTGGCGTGACCGTGACGGTCCTGTGTTCTCAAGGCACGCTCACTGTGACTGCGGCAAGCGGTGATTCGATAGGCGCGATCAATGCACCAGGCAACATCGCACTGGCTCAGGGTGACACCGCTGAGTTCATCCGCAATGGCACCAACTTGTGGTACCTAATTGGCGGGTCAGTGCTGCTCAGGTATGCCGCAGTCATGCGGGGTGCGAACTGGGTTACCCCGCCCCAGTTCGACAATACCCAAAAGCTGGCCACCACCGAGTTTGTGCAGCGATCAGCGGGTAATTTCAGAGGTTCTTTCCTTTACAACACTGCTGAAACCCTGACCGCTGAACATTGCGGTAGCGATATCGAACTGTACGGGTCCGTATCACGCACCATTACCTTGCCGCTGTTGTCGGCCGTCGGCGGTAAATCCGCGATTCGGTTTATCAACTTGGCAACTGTCAATATGACAATCGCTTGCCAGGGAGCTGATGGCTTCCTGACTTCGCCAGCGTCAACGTCGATTGTCTTGGAGCCATGCGATACGGTTGAGCTGCACTCGTTTAACGGCTGGGTGATCATGGGCGGGTCTCTGGCGCTCAAGGGGGCCGGCGTAATGGCCGGTCCGAACTGGGTCACTCCGCCCAGGTTCGACAACTCCAAAAGGCTAGCCACCACCGAATTCATCAAATCTAACGGCCTGTCTCTTTCAAGGTTCAACGCTTACACCGTCAGTGCGGCGCTGCCCGCTACCGTGGCGGGCTCTGCGGTTGAGTTCTACGGGTCAACAGCTGGTCAGACATTGATGCTTCCGCTCTCGTCTGACGTGCGAAGTGCTGACGCTATCCTGCTGTTCAACTACGCGACGGTACCCGTCACTATCGCCAGGCAGGGGGCGGACCTGATCGGATCGGGTGGCGGTGGCGGGGTGGCGTCTATGACGCTCCTGCCGGGGGACAGCGTGTCGCTTCTTGCGGGCACAAACCTATGGTTCATCGTGGGTGGCACCGCCGCCAGCCAGTTCTCCGGCTCTTTCCGAGCCTCGCTTGGTGTAACTGGCTATCAAGTGCTCCCCTCCGGCCTGATCAGGCAGTGGGGGATTAGCGGTGCCGCTACTGCTGCGACTCCAAATGTTGATATCGTTTTCCCTGTTGCTTTCCCTAACGCGCTTCTGACGCTCAATGAGCACGACTACACCGGCTCAGGCGGAAACACGAGATCATTCTGGCAGTTTTCGGCACAGACCAAATCGGGGGTCCGGTGTACAAACCTGTGCGCTATCACAGGTGGAAGCCCGCCCCAGTTGCAGGCACCAACTGCCGCCCAATGCAGCTGGGAAGCCTGGGGCTATTGAGGAATACCTATGAAATTTTTTTCCAGCAGAAGTGAGAAAGCATTTTTCAGCAGCGATCTGTATGCACCTGATCAGATGCCTGACGACGCCACTGAAATCTCCTTGAAGCACTACCAAGAGCTCTTGCAGGGGCCTGCAAACAATAAGGTCATCGACTTCTCGGTGGTTCCGCCAATGCTGCGAGATCCCGAGAAGGTTTGGCCTCCAGCGACCCAGCTGGCCGCGCTGATCGATCAGAAAGTAGCGCTGATTTACGAGGGATGGACCCGCTTTCCTTCGGAGTATCAGGCAAAGGAAGCCGCTGCGCAGGCATACAAGGCGGCCGCTTACGAGGGCGAGGTCAGTGTATGGATCAGCAGCTATGCCGAGGCTGCTGGGATTGGCTGCCAGGAAGCTGCCGAGCGCATCTTGCTGCAGGCCGAAAGCCTGCGGGCGGCGCAGATCCAGCTTGGTCAGCTGCGCGTGCGCAAATTCGAGTTAAGCGCATTGCCGGATGAGCCTCGCTTGCAGTTGTACGAGTCGATCATCGTAGCGATCGACAAAGTGAATAAGGCGCTCGACCCCTTGATTTAAGGCCGTAGCGCCGACCCGAACGCCTCGCACTGACGGGGCGTTTTCTTTTCCGCGTTACCACCTGGCCCTGCACTGCGGGGCCTTTTCATACCTGGAGTAATCATGTCTGGATTCTTTCACGGCGTTACCGTAACGAACGTCGACACCGGCGCGCGCACCATCGCCCTGCCGTCGTCCTCGATCATTGGCTTGGTCGACACCTTTACCCCTGGACCTGCTGCCACGGCCAAGGCCAACGACCTGGTGCTGATCACCAGTGAGCGTGAAGCTGTCGCCGCGTTCGGCGAAAATGCCGCCATCACCAAGGCCTGCCGAGCCATCTACACCCGCGCCAAGGCGGTCATCGTCGCCTGTGGCGTGGCCAAGCTGGACGATGCCGCGGAGCAGACCGCCGCAATCATTGGCAGTGTGCAGGCCGATGGCAAACGCACTGGCCTGCAGGCGCTACTCGACGGCAAGAGCCGTTTCAACGCCCAGCCGCGTCTGCTTGCCGCACCTCGCCACAGCGCCACCCAGGCGGTCGGCACCGCGCTGGTAGCCCTGGCCGACAAGCTGCGTGGCATCGCCATCATCGACGGCCCCAACACCACCGACGAGGCAGCCCTGGACTACGCCAAGAACTTCGGCGCCAAGCGCGCCTTCCTGGTCGACCCGGGTGTGCAGTACTGGGACAACGGCGAAGAGGCGACTGTCGACGCGCCAGGCTCGGCGTGGGTGGCCGGCCTGTTCGCCTGGACCGACAGCGAATACGGCTTCTGGGCCTCGCCGTCGAACAAGGAGTTCGTCGGCATTACCGGCACTGTCCGCCCGGTGGAGTTCCTCGATGGCGACGACAGCTGCCGCGCCAACCTGCTGAACAACGCCAACATTGCCACCATCATCCGCGACGACGGCTTCCGCCTGTGGGGCAACCGCACCCTGTCCAGCGACCCGAAATGGGCTTTCGTCACCCGGGTGCGGACCATGGACATCGTCATGGACGCGATCCTCTACGGTCACAAGTGGGCGGTCGACCGCGCCATCACTGCCACCTACGTGAAGGACGTCACCGAAGGCCTGCAAGCCTTCATGCGCGACCTGAAGAACCAGGGCGCGATCATCAACTTTGAGGTCTTCGCCGACCCGGAGCTGAACACGGCCAGCCAGCTCGAGCAGGGCAAGGTGTACTGGAACATCCGCTTCACCGACGTGCCGCCTGCCGAAAACCCCAATTTCCGCGTTGAAGTCACTAACCAGTGGCTGACCGAAGTCCTCGATACCGCCGCTTAAGGAGCGCATCCACATGGCAATGATTCCCGAAACCCTGGCCAACCTGAACCTGTTCGTCGATGGCGTCAGCTTCCAGGGCGATGTACCCAGCCTGACCCTGCCCAAACTCACCCTGAAGATGGAAGAACACCGCCCAGGCGGCATGGACATGCCGGTCGAGATGGACCTGGGCATGGAGAAACAGGAAGCGGCCTTCACCACTACAGGCGTGCGCCGTGAAGCGCTGAAATTCTTCGGCCTGGCCGACGGCAGTGGTTTCAACGGCACCTTCCGCGGCGCCTTCAAGGGCCTCAAGGGCAAGATCAACCCGGTGGTGGTCACCTTGCGTGGCACCCTCAAAGAAATCGACATGGGCGACTGGAAGTCCGGCGACAAGGCCGAGATCAAGCACAGCGTCGGCCTGACCTACTACAAGCTCGAGGTCGATGGCCGCCTGATCTACGAGATCGACGCGCTGGGCATGAAGCGCGTGATCGACGGCGTCGACCAACTGGCCGCCCAGCGCGCTGCGCTTGGCCTGTAAGGAGGCGACCATGGCTCAAGCGAAAAAACAGCCGCACTGGCTGACCCTCAGTGCCGACCGTGTCACCGTGCGCCTGTCACGCCCCAGCGAAGCCAACGGCGTGCAGGTCGACAGCCTGTCGCTGCGGGCGCCGACCGTGCGCGATATCCGCAATGCCCAGGCCGGCGGCGCGGCGGATGACGAGCAGCGCGAGCTGAACCTGTTCGCGTCGCTGGCCGAAGTCGGCATCAAGGACCTCGAAGGCCTTGCCCTGAAGGACTATAGCCGTTTGCAGAGCGGCTATTTTCGCCTGGTGCAGGACGACGAACTTTGACCCGGCCCGGCAGAAGGCCGCCGCCAGGCGGCTGGCCAAGGAGCTGAACTTTTCCGCGAGCGAAATCATGACCATGTCGTACAGCGACATGGTCTGGTGGCTCGCGCCGTGACAAGGAGGAACCTATGGCGAACACACAGGTGTTCACCCTCGGGCTCGGCGTCACCGTCATCAACCCCTTGGGCCAGGCCATCGACCTGCTGCGCCGGGATGTCGAACGCCTGCGCAGGCAGGCCGACGGCACCCGGCTGGGCCGGCTCATCGGCGAGGTGATCCGCCTGGGGTTGGAGCTCGGCAAGGTACGTCAGGTCGAACGTCAGCTGGCGTTGGACCAGGAACAGCAACATGAAGACCAGATCGCCCGGCTGGGCGATGAGACCGAGGCCGTCGAGCGTTTACGTCAGCATTACCTGATGCTGGACCGGGTGATTGCCGGATTGGCCCGGTTGAAGCCGTTCAAGGCAAGCTTGATCCTCAGTATTTTTCGCGCGTCGATTTCTGTGGCGCGAGAGGAAAAGGGTGACGCAACGGACCCGCAGTCAGATGCTGCGACGCCGGGCAAAGCTGCCCCAGCTGATCCCAAGGTGTCTCTGGTCAAAGGCGCTGCAGTAGCCGCCGGGCTGGGATTGACGGCGCTGGCCGGCCGTCGTGGTGCTCACGAAGTCATTCGGCGCCAACCTCGCAATACCCAGCGAAGGATCGCCCGGGTCGCCCGCAAGGAATGGCAGGCACACCGCGTCGATGCCATCGGCAAGGTCGGCAAGGCGCTGGTTGAAGGCGAGAGTGATGAGGAAAAGGCGCAGGGCGCTGGTGCTGCGCTAGGCGAAGTCGGCGGTCGTGTGCTGGGTGCCGTGCTGGCCAGGCTGACCAAGAGCCGGCAGGCCAGAAAACATGGCGCCGAAGCCGGTGCCTATCTGGGCGACGCTTTCGGCAAGTGGGTGGGTGGCAAGCTGTATGGCTGGGTAACCCAGGCTACTGTTGCCCAACCGGACACGGGTGCGGCACCGGCCAGTCCTGACCCGCAAGCGGCAAGCGCATTGCCTGCTGAGCAAGACCAGGAACCACCGCAACTGGCTGTGGCCAGAGGCGCGGTGGTCGCCGCAGGGCTCGGGTTGACAGCGCTGGCTAGTCGTCGCGGCGCTCGAGCAGTCATGCGTCGTCAGCCCCGTAACACTCAGCGAAGGATTGCCAGGGTCGCCGGCAAGGAGTGGCAGAAACACCGTGCCGATGCCATCGGCAAGGCCGGCAAGGCGCTGGTCGAAGGTGAGAGTGGTGAAGAACAGGCACAGGGTGTCGGTGCTGCGGTCGGCGAAGTCGGCGGTCGTGTTCTGGGTGCCGTACTGGCCAGGCTGACCAAAAGTCGACTGGCCAGAAAACATGGCGCCGAAGCCGGCGCCTATCTGGGCGACGCTTTCGGCTCGCTGGTCGGTGGCAAGCTGTATGGCTGGGTGAACCAGGATGCCAAGGCTGAGCCGGATGCCGAAGTTACGCCTGACCCGGCTGCCGCGCGAACAGCAAGCGCTATTCAAGGCTCGCAAGTTCAGGCGCAGCCGCAGGCTCAAGAAGCCGCAACGCCACAACTCACCGGGCAGGATGATGAGGCAGGAATGCCTGTAGGCCTTAGCTTGCCCTCGTTGCTGAAGAAAGGTGCAGGCATTCGGTTGCCCGGCTTTGGCAAGCTGTTCAAGAAAGTACCCGGTGCCGCGCTGGTGGATGCGTCGCTGCAGATGGTGGAAACCTACAACAGCGACGGCACGCCTGCTCAGAAGATGGGCGCGTACGGCAGTGCTGCCGGAGGCTTGGGTGGAACGCTCGCAGGGGCGGCAGCGGGTGCTGCGATTGGCTCGGTGGTGCCGTTCATCGGCACCGCGATCGGTGGGCTGATCGGTGGTGTGCTGGGCGGCATGGGCGGTGAGTCCGCAGGTGGCTGGCTGGGCCGCACGGTGGCGTCCATCACCGGCAACGCTGCGCCTGGTTCGAGCAATGACGCTGCAGGTCAACTCAAGACAGCCAGGGAACGCGCTGACGTATCCGCTCCGCCGATCGGCACGTCGGGGCAAACCGCGCAGCCTGTTGCCCCTCCCACCATCAACCAGCAATTCACCTTCACCGCCAACATGCCGGTGACCTTCAACAACAGCCTCGACGACCCGACCACCCTGCAACAACTGGAAGCCATCGCCCGGCGCATGCTCGAAGACCTGATGCGCCAGGCGCGTTCGGTGCAGATGGCCGATCAACCCCAACCCTGAGGAGGACCCATGACCTACCTGGAACAGTTGCAAGGCGGCTTGCATGCACTGGTCAAGGCGGGCGAGGAGGGGCGTCGGCGTGCCGACGCCATGCTCGACCCGATGCAGCAGGCGGTCGGCCACGCCAAGGAGGCGGCCGCGGAACTCGAAGCCCTGCCATGGATCGGCAAGGAAATCGGCAAGCGCCTGCAACGCACGATGCGCGCCATCGACTCGGCCAAGCAGCGCGTCGAAAAGGTGATCGCCAAGTACGACCAGACCTTGGCGGTGGTGCGCAAGGTGCGTGACCAGGTCGATGCCTTTGCCGAGCACCTGGGCAAGGCCGGGGCGGCCATTCGCCGAGTGGTCGGCGATGTGAAGGCGGTGGCCAAGGGTGTGCTGTCGACCTTTGGCTTCGCGCCCGAGGCCACGCCGGCGGCCGAGGCGATCAAGCCGTTCCCGCACCTGCTGGTGCTGCAACCCTTGAAGGCCAACGCCGCGCCTTACTACTTCAACCTCGACACCGCCGCTTTCGACCAGCTGCGCCGACAAACGCGTTTTCGCTGGGCGGGGCAGGAGCGCCTGAGCCGGGAAAACGCCCAGCAGGCGGTCAGCCTGGGTGAAGAAACCATCAGCATCCACGGCGCGATATTCCCCGGTTTCAAAGGTGGCCTCGGCCAGTTGCAGGCCCTGCGCGGCATTGGCCGCCAGTTGCTGCCGCTGTCGCTGACCACCGGTTACGGCGAAGTGCTCGGTACCTGGTGCCTGACCAGCATCGAGGAAGACCAGGGCGTCTTGCTGGCCGGCGGCATTCCCCGCAAACAAGGCTTCTCACTGGAGTTCGTCAGCTATGGACAAGACCTGCAAAACGTCTGAGGGCGATGTGCTCGATACCCTCTGCCACCACTATTACGGGCACCTCGACGGCAGTGTCGAAGCGGTGCTGCAAGCCAATCAGGGGCTGGCCGACGAGGCCCAGCCGTTTCGCAGCGGGGTGATGATTCGTTTGCCGATGTTGGCGCTGGCGCAGGCCAACGTCGTGCAGCTGTGGGATTGATGCCATGCAACCGCAATTTCGCATCCAGGCCGACGGCAAGGACATCACTGCGCTGATCAACGACCGCCTGTTGTTGCTGCGCACCACCGACAAGCCGGGCATGGAGTCGGACGACTTCGAACTGCGCATCGACGCCCGTGACGGCGCCTTGGCGCTGCCCGCGCGCGGCGCGTTGATCGAGGTGCATCTGGGGTACGCCGGCCAGCCGCTGACCCGGCTGGGGCGTTACACCGTCGATGAGGTCGAGTTGTCCGGCCCGCCTGACACCCTGGTGATCCGAGGCAAGGCCAGTGACCTGCGTGGCACGGGCCGGACCATCCGCAGCGGCAGTTGGGAGGCCGTGCCGTTGCAGCGTATCGTCGCTGAAATTGGTGCGCGCAATGGCTGGCAGGCGATCTGCCCGGTGCTCACCCTGGTGCCGCGAGTCGATCAGTACAACGAATCGGATTTCAACTTCATCACCCGTCTGGCCCTGCAGTACGACAGCACCGCCAAGCTCGCCAACGGCCAGCTGTTGGTGCTGCCGCGCCAGGGCGGGCAAAGCGCCAGTGGCAAGCCCCTGGATGTAGTCGCTATCGCCCGTAGCGATGTCAGCCAGTGGTATTTCCGCCTGGACGACAAATCCGCCCGCAAGGCCGTACGCACCCGTCACCAGGACAGTGCCAGCGGTGAGCTGGTGACGGTCGAACTGGCCAACGACGGCGCTGCGGACGGCCAGAGGCCGGTGCACACCGACCGTCACCTGTACCCCAACCGCGCCGCCGCCGAGCAGGCGGCCAGGGCGCGGCTGGCCAGCTTCAACCGCAGCACCGCCCATGTGCGCCTCGACCTGCCTGGGCGCACCGACCTGTTCGCCGAACGCAGCATCGACCTGCAGGGCTTTGTCGATGGCCTCGACGGGCCATACCAGATCGACTCGGTGGAGCAGGTGTTCACCGCCTCGGGCTGGCGCACCACGCTGCTGGGTAATGGCGGCAAGGCGGGCAAGGTACAGGCCAAGGGCGCAGCGCCCCGTCGCAAGGCTGCGATCAAGGCTTGAGGACGATACAGGGAAGGAGTGTCAGACATGCTCACTGAAACGCAATTGCTACAGATTTTGCCGAACGCCCGCCCCGTTGCGGGCGTTTTTCTTTCGGCACTGAACGTTACCCTGCCGCGCTGGGAAATCGACAACCCCAAGCGTGTGGCAGCGTTCATCGCCCAGGTCGGCCATGAGTCCGGCCAGTTCCGCTATGTGAAGGAGCTGGGCAACGACCGCTACCTGGCGCGCTATGACACCGGCAGCCAGGCCTTGCGCCTGGGCAACACGCCGCAGGCCGATGGCGATGGCCAGTTGTACTGCGGGCGCGGCCTGATCCAGGTCACAGGGCGCAACAACTATCAGGCCTGCAGCCGTGCGCTGTTCGGCGACGAGCGCTTGCTGGCGCAACCGCAGTTGCTCGAACAACCGCGCTGGGCCTGCGAGTCGGCGGCGTGGTTCTGGCATTCGCGGGGGCTCAATGCCTTGGCTGATCGCGGTGAGTTCAACCGCATCACGCGCCATATCAATGGTGGGCTCAACGGGCTGGAGGATCGCCTCAGGCTTTGGGCGCGTGCGCGCGAGGTGTTGTGTTGAGCCGATTGCAACTTGGCCTTGGTGTGTTGCTGTTGATGGTGTGCTCTGCGCTGGCCTGGCAACTGCAGGGCTGGCGCTGCGGGCGGCAACTGGCGCAACTGGCGCAAGCACAGGCCGATGCCGAGCTGGCCCGGCTGCTCGCCGAACGTGAGGCGCGTCAGGTACTTGAACAACGCCTGGAACAAAGTGAAAACCGTCATTACAAGGAGCTTGCCGATGCCGAGCAGTCTCAGGCTCGCCTGCGTGATCGCCTTGCTACTGCCGATCTGCGCTTGTCGGTCCTGGTCGAACGTGGCGCCGTCTGCAGCGCAGTGCCAGCCGCCACCAGCGCCGGCAGCGTGGATCATGCAACCGTACGCGCCGGACTTGAGCCGGCGCATGCTCGACGAATTATCGCCATCACCGATGAAGGGGACCGGGGGTTGATGGCGTTGCGGGCTTGTCAGGATTATGTGCGGGAAGTGCGTGGGGGGCCTTAG